TCCCACGATGATAAAGTACCTTACAGAAGGATATGATATGCATCAGGATATGGCTACACAGATATTTAAACTCGAGCACTTCGATAAATCCTCTCACTCTACACTTCGACAAGCAGCAAAAAATGGGTTTGTTTTCCCGGAGTTCTACGGTGATTACTTTGGGAATTGTGCAGAGAGTATGGCCTGTGGATGGTTGAAACTGCCGAAGGGAAAATGGAAGAGTGGACAAGGGATAGAGTTAAATGGAGTCTTTGCTTCCGACCATCTTATTTCCAAAGGACTCCCATCACTGGATAAATTCTCAGACCACATAAAACGGATTGAGTCAGACTTTTGGGGACGGCGATTCCCGGTTTATGCTGATTGGAAAGAGACTTGGTGGAAGCTATATCAGAAGTATGGCTATATTGATCTCCTGACCGGATTCCGTTGTAAGGGGGTAATGGTGAGAAATGAATGTATAAATTCCCCGGTTCAGGGAGCTGCTTTTCATGTAAATCTCAAATCATTTATCCTCTTGGATGAAGCAATGAGAAAAGAAGGTTGGGACTCCCGCCTGATTGGACAGATTCATGACTCAATCGTGATTGATGTCAATCCGGATGAGCTGGAGCATGTGATAGAAACGGCAAGGAGAATTACCTGTGAAACCGTACCGAAGCTCTGGAAATGGATCAATGTTCCACTGGATATTGAAGCAGAAATTAGCCCTGTAGATGGGAGCTGGGCAGAAAAAAAGAAAATGAATTAAAATTTATTTAAAAGAATTTTTTTATTTCAGATAATTATCTTATATTTAACCAATTAACCTATGTCACTATATTTAAAATATCGCCCTTCTGACCTGACTCAACTGAAAGGGAATGCTGATGTAATCGGCACTCTCGAAGGAATGTTGGCAAGCCGACATACCTTGCCACATTCCTTTTTATTACATGGACCCACGGGTTGCGGAAAAACTACCATAGCCCGAATCATTGCTCAGTCACTGGAATGTTCCGATATGGATTTATCGGAAGTAAATACAGCTGATTTCCGCGGGATTGATACAATCAGGGATCTGATCAAGAGTTCTCAATTTAAACCCATTAAAGGAGATGTGAAGGTATGGATTGTTGATGAATGTCACAAACTCACTAACGATGCTCAAAATGCCCTCCTTAAAATCCTTGAGGATACTCCCCAACATATTTACTTTATCCTCTGTACAACAGACCCACAAAAACTGCTCCCGACAATAAAAGGTCGTTGCCAACAATTTCAACTACGTACCTTGGATGAGACTTCCATGTATGCTCTCCTCCGTCGGGTAGTCCGGGAAGAGCGACAGGAAATACCCAAAGAGATATACGATCAGATCATTCAGGATTCTCTCGGTCACCCCCGGAATGCTCTTCAGATACTTGAACAGGTATTGAATGCTCCAGCTGATCGTCGTGCGGAAGTAGCCCGACAGACTGCTGAGCGTCAGTCACAAACAATAGAGCTCTGCCGGGCACTCGTAAATAAATCCTCTTGGAAACAGATATCCACTATTCTTGATGGGTTACGTGATCAAGAAGCGGAATCAATCCGTAGAGCTGTATTGGGTTATTGTCAGGCAATCCTACTAAAATCGGATAACGGGAGGGCTGGATTGATCATGGAGGAATTCATCAATCCCTTCTATGACTCAGGATTTCCACAATTGGTATTTGCTTGTTACACAGTTTATAATAATTAATATGGATAAGAAAGAATTAAGATTACTTTACAAACGACAGACCGGACGATCTCCCTTTGGGGATGATCACTATTTGAATGATGATCAAATCTCCAGAGCGGTGAGGGACGATTTGGAAGATTATGTTGAGTGGTTGGAATCGGTGGCTATGACACATGCAAAACCAACCATAGTAGGAAATGGATTTATTACAACACCAAACAACAAGAAATGAATTACGAAGAAGACATTAGAATCGACGAGACCGCTCTTGACGTTGAGTGGTTGGAACAACCCGGACTGATGCTCCGATACTCCCGTCATGCAGCCAACTGCCGGGTGGAAGTGGATAAGGCAAAGGAAGCATTCGATCTGGTGAAAGCTGAACTGGATAAGGAAATAAGATCATTTCCTGATCGTTTTGGTATTGAAAAGATTACCGATAAGGTAGTTGAAAGTACCCTACCGATGCAACCGGATTATAAGGAAGCAAGTGAGAGATTGATTAATGCAAAGTTTGAACTGGACGTCGCTCAGGGAGCTGTCAAGGCGATTGATGCCCGGAAGGATGCTCTGGAAAATCTCGGGCGATTACTCGGTCTCCAGTATTTCTCCGGACCAAAGATACCGAGAGACCTGGCGGAGGAAAAGGAAGCTCGACAAAAGAAGATTAATTCTTCCATTGCCAGTAAAATAAGAAGAAGAGGATAACCTTAAATTAAATTTGAAAATATGGCTAAAGAAAAACATCATTCCTTCCGTGGGAAGGTAGTATCAAGTGCTGAGAAGCAAAAGAAATCCGGTAAAGGTCGGGGATATATTGATCTTCCGAAAGGTATTGAGTTCCTCAAACTACCGGATAATGCAAGATCAATAAAACTGGATTTTCTCCCCTACATCGTTACCTCCAATAATCATCCCGAGAAGGATGAGAAAAATGGAGTTGCTCTTCCCGGCACTCCCTGGTATAGATTACCGATAAGAGTTCATACCAACGTAGGAGCTGATAATGAGCGGGTAATCTGCCGGAAGACCTTTGGTGGGAAATGCCCGGTTTGTGATTATCAGTTGAAAAGAATCAAAGAGGGAGCAGACAAGGAAGAGTTTAAACTTCTCTACCCTCAGGAAAGAAGCCTTTACATAGTAATTCCAATAGGTGTAAAAGACCTTGAGGAAAAGCCTTATGTTTGGGATATGTCTGATTTTCTCTTCCAGGAAACCCTCATTGAAGAGCTTCAGGAGGATCCGGATAATGAAGACTTCTTTACACTCGATAACGGGAAGACTCTTGAACTCCGCCTGAAATGGAAAGAGATCGGTAAGAGTAATTTCCCGGAAGTGGTAAGTGTGAAGTTTGAAGATCGGGAACCTTATGGGGAAGAGGTAATGACCGATTGTCCTTCACTGGATGATTGTGTAAAGGTTTTATCATTCCAGGAATTGGAAGCAAAATTCTTTGATCTTCAGGAAGAGGATGCCGGGAAGCTGGAGGAGAAGGAAGAGGAGCCAGAGGACGAACCACCAGCAAGGTCAAAAAGGTATAGCAGATCGGAGAAGAAGGAAGAGCCTGAACCAGAACCAGAGGAAGAAAAACCTACACGGAGCCGTGGGAGAAAGCCGGAACCAGAACCGGAACCAGAACCAGAGGAAGAATCAGCTCCTGCAAGATCCAGCCGTCGGACGAAGGAATCGGAACCGGAGGATGATAACAAATGTCCTTATGGACATAAGTTTGGGGACGATACCGATAAATTCCCAAAGGATTGTGATAAATGCAAGGTTTGGGATGATTGTATCGAGCTGTACGAGAAGAATCACAAAAAGAAATAGTTATGCCTCTATTACCAAGGAAAACTAAAAGGATGAATTATAGACTTGTGGGGGCTTCCATGCCTCCACAGGTTCATATTTATCTCACCCTCTATATCCTTGCAAAAGGTATTGGAAAGACTGACATCGTCGGTGATCTATTGAAAGATTGGGTTGAGGAGAGAAGGAAAGAGATATCGGAAGAGGAGTTGGTCAAGGAACTCACCGATAGGATGCAAAAGAAGTGGTGGGAATTGAAGAAGGGGAAGACTACTCTGACCTTTGATGATTTCAAAATAAAAATTACACAGGAACTGGTCAGTCGCGGGTTACCGGATGATTATATAGTGAAGGTATTAAATAACGTGTATCAGAATGAAACGATCAAGAGGGACAGAATCTCTTAGCTCACAAATCCAACGCCGGGTGATGCCGGATAAAAAGGAGGAATATGATGGAAACTTCGGAATTGTTACCAGTACAGGTAGTACTCTACTTGACCTGGCAATATCAGGAGGACGGATTCGTGGTGGAGGACTTCCAAGCGGTATCCTGGTGGAAATCTTTGGTCCCAGCGGATCAGGTAAAACAGTTCTACTCAGTGAAATCGCCGGAGCTGTTCAGCGTCAAGGGGGAGA